GCGGAGATAAACAAAACATACCGATATAGAAGTCAGATAGAAAAAGTAACAGATAATCTATTATTTATCTACCAATTTTTATTGCGAATATTCAAGACTATGGCTCGGCTGCTAGACGCGGGAGTGATTTATTCTGGATCTGAAACAGTGTCCAAACCAATTCAGTTGGCGAGCTTTTCTCGGACGAGTGAGGGAGAATACCCAGCTGCTTTTTTCAATCCACCTAAACGACCATCTCTATCTTTGGTGACAGGACGTGCAGATGAAAACAATCCGTTAAGTTTGGGGGAATTGGGGGCTATGATTTCTACACATTTGTTGGCTGATTCTTTGAATGTCGAGTGGGTTAAGACATTCCTCTACAGGTACTTTGAATCGGTAAAAGAAGAATGTGCAGATGATTGGTCATCTTATGGCAACAAGTTTCGAACGACGGAACAAACCAAACGTTACGTGTCACCATGGAATCTTATTGAAGTGAAGATTGATCCCGGTATTTTCCCTGATAGTCCAACAGAAGGGAACCCAGTGATTGCAGATCGTGAATCTTTGCGGAAACTTGTTATAGCTGTAACGGGAATTCATCGGCTAAACAAGACCTCTAATGCTGAATATCGCACCTTGCTCGGTAATCGACTCTCAGCCTTTGCAGCAGTAAAGAGAAACGACGGAGATGATTCCTCGACCAATTTCTTTAACTTTGGAATCGCGACAACAACTTATGCAACTTGGAATCAGGATGTCGGATTTTGCAGAATGATTGCTGCTTTGGACATGTTTTTCTATAAGTATAAACATCATCCAGATGCGATTATCCGATGGGGTACGATAGTGAGTCGAGACAAAGATTTGGGTGCACTTTTAGCTCTTGAAGATCTTAGAGCTAACACTGCATCTGATACTATCACAAATGTTCTGTCTTGGGTTTGGTTGTCAGAAATTTCATCTGAATTTATAAGACTAAGTGCAAATGAGACAGATCAGAAGGAAGCGTTATTAGAACACTCATACTTCCATTACCAATCAGAAATGAGATTAGTTAACTCTTCTGCTTATTCAACAACTCATAATCGGAAGTTATACACTTTGACTCACATGGTAGGATCTTTGTTGGGAAGTACCAGAGCCCAGAATGCTTATCTAATAGAGAAAACCAACTTGTCATCTCTGATGAGAAATGCTATCTTCATAGCATATGCCTGTCATCATTCTCATGAATTGGCACCTATTGGAGCTGCTGCAGGCCAGGCTGAGGCACTTAAGATTGCACGTAAGAAATTAAATCCACAAGAGGAAGTTCTTGAAGGTGATGCAGTATTTGCTGCCATAAATAGAGAGCCGGACACCCGAAATCCCTTAGCTTGGTACTCATATTGGAAGGGTTTGAATTTTGAAGACACAGAGAAGTTGAAGAAGTGGGTAAAATTCGCCACAGAACGAGTCTCTGAGACCCGAGAAAATACCATTGGACAATGGGTCAAAGCTTATGGAAGTGACACTTCATCTAATTAATCCATGAAAAAAACAACAGAATTCCTATAATTCACCACCATGTCCACTAACCCATCGAAACCAATGAACCGTAACTCATCAGAGAAGGATATTCGTGAGAACTCAAGTTCCGATGAGTTCGAAGAGGAGGTTGAGGAATCTACCTCAGATACTGAGAAGAACATTCCTGATGACATATCTTCCCCAGACAATGAATTTGTCCCTGCTCCCAATCAGAACATTAAGTTTTCAGACGCATTCAATTCAGAATTCGGGGGCAAATACAATCCAGAGGAATTGAGTAAATATGGGGCAACTGACGACTATTGTGTTGCCGGTAGATTGGTCCAAGAAAAGCTAAACATTAAGGAGACTGACGAGGACAACGTAGAGCGCGCTATATTAGAGTCATCCGGAGTGGTACCAGAGGCAGAGGCTGAGATGGAAGAACTATGCGAGAAATCATCTGATGAAAATTTGGAGTGTGGGGCTACGATCACCCTAGATGATGGATTTCACAAGATGAAAATTATTGCATCATTAGAAGAACGTTTCTTCGATCCAACCCAAATTCATCTAATTAATCGATTTTTCAGGGAACTGGCTCTTTACGTCAATACAGATGAAACGGAAGGTCCGATTTTGGATAAATCAAAAAACAGGGGGGCCATAGTGTTCGGATATGTAGAATCCAAGTATCAGAAGAAACAAAAGATGACAAAGCAAAATGATGATAACATACCATCGACATCTCGTAACTGCAACAAAAATGTGTGTCAACCAAAATCTCCTCCACCGAGATCAGAGGGAGTAGCCCCTGCTGTTAATCCCAATCTTCAAGTCATTCTGAAGGACTTGAACAAGGGGTTGAAGTGGAAACATTTCATTACCCAAAAAGAGTTGTCATTCAAAATGGGTCAAACAGGAATGACTGTAGAAGAGATATCTGCAGTCCTAGAAGCTGGCAACGAAATCAAATCAGGTAAAGAATATGTTGAGTACTTGTTCAAAATTAGAGGACATTTCAACCAATTGGAAGCATCTTACATTTATCAACCATGAAAAAAACAACAGGGTTCCTACAAAATGTCAACCTTTTTGAAACAACTCATTTTAATAGCATCCATCCTTCAGGTAAGAGGATTCCCCTTGGACAGAGAGGAAAATCTAATGGAATGTCATTGGAACGGTAGTTATACAGAGGATAGCTTGTCTAATGGTCGTCCGCTCATCATTTGGACAAATTTAACACAATTACCGGATATTCCATCCAAAATCACACAAACTCTCACGATCTCCTCAGGTGTGAATAAGACTCATCATAGACTTGTAGCAAAGCAATGTGTTTGGGAAGGAGATGAATTGCTATTACCTGAGTTGCTTCCAGTTAATTCGGCATTAAATCCAGAACCATCACTGCTGAGAGGAGTAAAGGAAGCCCTACAGGAAGCTAATCGAGCTTCATCCGTTCGTCTAAATCCTGTCGTGATGAGGAAACAGATTATTTCACACACAACCATCAAACCTGATTTGAATCTCCAAGATCAAAGCACATTGATGCAACTTAAAACACGAGTCGACTATGGGGGACTTAATGTTTCAACTGGCTCAAAGATTGATTCTTTATTGAGGCAAAATAGAGCAGAGCTGACAAATAGATATAAGGAAGAGTTGTCTGATTTATCCACCTTTACTAGATCCATTCCTGACACTGATCCAAAAATTCGCATCAGGAGAAGTGTTCAATTTGACGATCCAGAGTGGACTTCTGTCGTGAATAGAAGAGAAAGATTATTAAAATATCATCAAGCGATTCGGGACAAGTCTGAAGAGTTAACCTTGTTATCTTTTCTTGGATCCAAAAAAGTCTTTCCTGAGTGTAATCCAAATGGTTCTTTAAATTTGGTCATCACATGTCTAGATAAGATAAAATACTTCATTGATGACACGGAATCTCTGTTTTGGATCTATCAGGTAGGGAGCAATATAATCGACAAAATCTTGAAACACAAGATTGAGCTACAATTTTATCAAAATATTCTTGAAAATTAATGTATCAATTCTCACACAGACCCAACCATGAAAAAAACTAACAGATATCATATAATCCAGATAATCTAACATTTATAACTATATTTACCATGTCCAAGAAAGAAGCTATTCCCTCTCTTGCATTAATGTCGACTTGTATTGAGGGGAAAGAGGAGATTGCATCCAGTCCACATTCCTCATTTTTTGTTCCTACTGCTCCAGTAAATGATTCCATTCCCTACTATGTGCATAATTTGACGGTAGAGGCTGAGATATCTGTGAATTCTAACAGGGTTATAGACACTTGGGAACCATTAAGAGAAATACTCACTAGTTGGGTGGACAATTATAAGGGCCCACTAAATGTAAAATCAATCTTAGGAGTTGTGTATACCCTACTCATTTTCAAGATGAAAAAGATGCGTGTCGGGGTCAATTATCTGATGTATGGGATTAAAATGTTTGATAGAATTTCATTCCTCATGACCTATAACTTTGAGAATAGCATCCCGGTGCAGGGTGAATTGAATTATAAGTCAGGTCGAGGTCAGTTCTTGTATACTGTGAATTTTAAATATCGATTGACTCCCATTAAAAGACATGGTTCACTCATCCAAACCCTCTTCTCCCCAGGGGTAGTAGATATGTCCAAGCAAGTAGGTCCCACGTTGGCTGTCGCATTGGATTCCATTGGGATCAAGACTAAAGAAGATCCAGCAGGATTAGTGCTACTTTACACCACTTGAAGGGTTTAGTATACGAAAGTGAACTCCCCATGAAAAAAACAACAGAATTCACTTGGCCACTCAAGATGTATTCATCCAAATTTTTACTTGTAACACTTTCCATACTTGTGCCTCGCGTAATCTCCCTATTTTTACCTGATTATAATCCGGAATTATTTAAACCCGCAGTCATTCATAAATTAACTTGTCCGAATTTATCCGCTACTTCACAGATCAATAAATATGCATCCATGGATACAATATATGTGAACCTAGGAAGACCAAAACCCAATTTTAAAGTCACAGTTGAAGGGTATTTGTGTACCAAGATTGTGCTTCAAACAGTCTGTGAGGCTTTTCTATTCTCTGCCAATGAAGTGAATCACATAAGGAAGGAGGCTCCGATAGATAAATCGGAATGTGATTCAGCAATTTACAGATTTATCAAGGGTGATGTCATAGATGAAACATTCCTGCCTGATTACTTTTCTGGCTATAAACGCACTGTACGTCAACGCATTTATATAAAAGTAATCACTCATGAAGTTTCTTATGATCCTTACCTGGAGAAATATGTAGATTCCTGGTTTCCTGGTGGAGCTACTCCTTATAATTATTCAACCACCATTCATGATTCAACATTGTGGAAGATGAAAGGGCAAAAGCCTCCCTGCACTGATTTTGAAACAATCAATGGCGAGTATACCGTTCTCCCTGATCCCAAAGATTTAGAACATCCTTTAAGATTCATTTGGGCTCTCGGAATAAAGGAGAAAAGTTACAAAAACTCATGTGTGGTGAAATTTTGTGGTAGACCTGGGATCTTATTTGAGGATGGAGAATGGTTTTCTATTTCAACTCCTGAATCCCCAACCAATTATGATGTATTTATCACAAACCTTCCGGCTTGCAACAGTTCAGCATCCATCAAAACTAGAACTGTTGAACAGGAGATGGATGCGGAATTCTCCAATGAATATCAATTGAACCTCCGATTTTGGTGTATGGAGGTGTTGCAAGGTTTAACATCTGGATCAATTTTACCACAGTACAAACTAGCTTTTTTGACTCAGAACTCTCCCGGATTGGGAAATGTATACAAAATTTTAAACGGAACTCTCATGGTAACAGTCGGACATTACAAGAAAGTCAAATTAAACCAATTGGACTCATTGCATGAAATTGGGGCAGATGACGCCGGAAATCCCGTCTATGTCACGGATACTCAACTAACACCAGGTCCTATTCCAGACTCATACGAGTGGATCAATGGCCTAGTATTTAGTGATAAAAGATGGTCGATTCCCTTGGTTGACCTAGTTAGAAATAACTTGGACAACCTCTTGACAATGCCTTTGAAATTGCAAGCAATTGAACACTCCGCAGCATCATTTATGTCAGCTTCTTCATCCCACCTAATAGAAGGAGATGTAATCACCCAGTATGGAGGACCAACATCCAAGCATGACAATTGGTTTGTCAATTACACCACCAAATCATGGGAATGGTTGCATTGGATTGTATACATTGGAGTCATAGTCGGGGGTATTTTTGTATTAATAATTTTAGAGAAGTTAGGATGTTATAAAATAGTTTATTATTTACTAAAAAAATTGTGCCAAAGCAAATCGTCGAAGAAAACCAAACAACCGAAGGTTGAATACAAAAAAGCATCCTCTAATCAAGCCCAGCAGATAGAATCCCGACATGAGGTAATACCACAGGAGGATAGTGTCATCGTCTCCTTAGATCGGTTTGATTGGTAATATAAGACTCTATTATTATATATGTTTAAAACACTAACCTTTTTTTATGTAAGAGATATCTACTAACACCATGAAAAAAATAACAGAAATCACTGTTACTTTCAAGATGAATGATTACGATGATGTTGAGAATTATAGGGATGGAGATTTTCTATCGCCTGAAGATTGCTTAGAGCAAGAAGATGAAGAGGAGTTTTCTCAATATATGATAAAACCGACAATGGAACACCTAAGTAATGTCGATTACTCACTCAACTCTCCCTTGATAGCAGATGAAACTGATGAATTTATGAAATGGTGTCTCAAACCTGGTAAAAACTTGAGGTGGAATGTAAAGCTATGGTCCAACCGGAAAATGGGGTTGGGTCCAACATTCAAATCCAATAATCTTGTTCCAACAGGAGATTTCCATAAACAATGGGCACTTTTCAATCAAAGTAAGGTTAAACAGCCAACATTGTTTAGAACATTGTTTTCATCCGCTGTCAATAATGCCAATAAGACAAAAGAGATACCAATTAGCTTCTTCCGTGGATGGTTGAAGGAAGAGCTCAATTGGAATTACAAAGATAACATTCCTCAATCAATTATGAAGTGGGGAGATCTATTTTGGGAATTACATGTCATTACTCTAATATTGAATTCAGTTACTAGGTCAGAGGTGCTGGAACTACAGCAAAAATTCAAATGTAAAGATTACGTGCAAACAGACAAAGTATACTCACAAGAATTAAAGACAATCAACTTTGGAACGATTGTTGTATCTTGGGGGTTTGTATGGTTCAAAGATTTACGATGGTTTATGGATAGAAATACTTTACTTATGATGAAAGATACATATGTTGGGAGATTCCACACCCTGTTGGCTATGTTTCATCGATGTGATGATGTCTATACAGAAGAAGATAGATCAACAATGAGTTTAGTCTATGGAATCGGTGACAAAATTATAGGATTGCATGGTATTCTTGGTTACAAGGTCATCAAACTAGTGGAACCTTTATGTAATTTACGATTATGTGAAATTGCCCGATCTTACAGACCTGCTATTCCTGAATTCCCTGCATTCCGAAGACATATCTCGATTACTTTGAATAAATTGAGGCTCAAAGATGGAGTGAGCGGACGTGAATTGGCAGAAATGATCACAAAAATAAAAAGTGTAAATTTACTGTTTGCGATCTTCTCGAGCTTTAGGCACTGGGGTCATCCTTTTATCAATTATCGGGTAGGCTTAGCCAAGCTTTTCAAACAAGTAAATGTCCCGAAAGAAATAGACCATGATTATGTTCAACTGTTGGCCAGTGACCTAGCTAAAAAGGTACTAGAAACTAAGTTCCAAGAGAAGCAAATTTGGTTTGTTGACAAAGAAAAAGTCCCCAAAAATCATATACTATATAATTACATCCAACAAGGGACTTGGCCTGAAAAACCTGCAATAGAAAAGATGGAGGGTAAATGGCATCTGTTACCGTTAACTAAAGTATTTGAGATTCCCGATTTAATTGATCCCTCAGTTATCTATTCCGACAAGAGTCATTCAATGGATCGGAACGAGATTGTGGAATGGATGAGATTGCATCCCGGTCAGAAAATTCCGAGTAAAAAGGTCTTGAGTACAATGCTGAATAAACCCGCAACAAATTGGCCCGTATTTTTGCAAAGGATAGAAGATGAGGGATTATCTAAAAATTCTTTGGTTATTGGTTTACAAGCCAAAGAAAGGGAAATCAAGGATGAGGGTCGATTTTTCTCTTTAATGTCATGGGAATTACGGGAATATTTTGTTGTAACAGAATACTTAATTAAAGAGCATTTTGTTCCATTGTTCCATGGATTAACGATGGCAGATGATTTAACCACTGTGATGAAAAAGATGCTGGACAATACAATCGGCCAAGGTGGCAAGGACTACACACAAATTTGCATAGCCAATCACTTTGATTATGAGAAATGGAACAATCATCAGAGGAAGGAATCTAATGGACCAATATTCAGAGTAATGGGGCAGTTTCTCGGATATCCCTCCTTAATTGAGAGAACTCATGAATTCTTTGAAAAAAGCTGGATTTATTATAAGGACAGAGCAGATTGTTTAGAAGTGAAGGGTGATAGAATTTACTCCACTGAAGGGCAATTCTGTTGGAATGGACAACTAGGAGGATTGGAAGGTCTCCGACAAAAAGGTTGGAGTATTTTAAATTTGTTAGTCATAAATAGAGAGAGCAAGATACGAAATACCATGGTGAAGTGTTTGGCCCAAGGAGATAATCAAGTGATATTTACATCATATAAGATTGAACAATATAGAACCAATGAAGAAAGAAATTTTAACATAAGAGCCATAGTCCAGAATAACAATGAGATAATAGATAGTATTTCTAATGGGACAAAGAAGTTAGGATTGTTGATTAATCATGATGAAACCATACAGAGCGCGGATTACATGATTTATGGGAAAGTTCCTGTTTTTAGAGGTGTATTCCAAAGTCTCGAAACAAAGAGGTGGTCCAGAGTCACATGTGTTACAAACGATCAACTACCAACTCTTGCTAGCATAATGTCGTCTGTTGTTAGTAATGCCCTCACAGTGGCGCATTCATCTCACAGTCCCAAAAACCCTATATTCCATTATTTTTTACTAGGGAATTTAGCTTATGAATTGATCGGCATACATGACCCAGCATTACGAGGATCCATTGCAAGGCAAACAAAGAATCCGGAACATGTGAGATCAACCACTTTTCGCAATTTATTGTTGTATTTGGATCCATCCATGGGAGGGGTCTCAGGGGTTTCTCTTACCAGATTCTTAATTCGAATGTTCCCAGATCCTATTACAGAGTCCTTATCATTCTTAAAAATTGTCCATGATAATACTAAAAATATAGCCATAAAGACTCTCATGAGGTCTGCTGGGTTTCCAAGGCTGGCCATACCAACATTGGAAAATTTTAGCCGATTATTAGAGGATCCATCATCATTAAATATAAAACATGGAGCCCACCCCAATAGTTTGATTCGGAATTTGATCAGAGACACCATGTTTGAAGGATCATGGGACATCAAAAATGATATAATTCGAGACGCTGTGCATCACACCAAGGTGGAGGATCCTCATCTAAATAAATTTCTTTATTATATCACCCCCGCATTTCCTCGATTTTTAGCGGAGTATCGGGCTTCGACTTATGTGGGTATTGTTGATTCACTTATCGGATTGTTTGAAAATTCCAAGACAATTAGAAATCAATTCAAAAAGTCATTAGGTAAGTCAATTGACTTGGTCATCATTAAGAGCGAGTTAGCCAGTGTCAACTCATTGATCATTTTAAGCCAAAATCTCGATCCTCCGAATATCTGGCATTGCTCCACATACTATGCTGATAAGTTGAGGAGGATCTCATGGGGTAAAGAAATCTATGGTGCCACAATTCCACATCCTATAGAGGCTTTAGGTTATGTATCTATGAATCCAAGTCAATGTATAGGATGCACAAAATCTTATCCAGAAAATCTGTTTGTAGCATTGATGTTAAATGAGGGGTTGCATGATTACACCACCTCAGCAGGACCTTATAAAGCATATCTTGGATCTAAAACCTCAGAGACCACTAGCATTATGCAACCATGGGAACGGGAAGGGAAAATCCCAGTCATCAAACGGGCGGCCAAACTCAGAGACGCTATCGGGTGGTTCATAGATCCAACAGATTATTTAGCAGAGTCTATACTGCAAAACTTGCAAGCTCTGACGGGGGAGGATTGGAGTGGCTCACAGGTTAGGGGTCGAAAGACCGGTTCTGCATTACATAGATACGGATCATCACGTCAGAGTTCTGGTGGTTATGCTGCCCAAAATCCTGCAAAGTTGACCAGGATGATTCTCACCACCAATCCTATGGCCTCCTTGGGTGAGATAAATCATAACATAATGTTTCAAACCTTCCTGATTTATGCACAAGCAACTATCGGTGAATTGCATGATCATAAGGAGACCCGAGTGACGGCCCATATACATTTGACTTGTAAAGATTGTATTCAGCCAATAGGTGAAATACAGTTGACTTCTCATTATAAATATAGGCACCCTGATGTTCACAACAAGTTGGCAAGATGGAAACCAGATGGATCTGCCTGGTCTGATACCAGGAAGAAGATCGAAGTTCGACCAGGTGATTGGAATGCTCTAAATCATATGGAAAAGTCGTGGGCTATAGGGTTAGCCGAAGCATTTGTCTTCATTGACTTAGAGTTATCAAAAAATAGACATGCAGAGGATAGCTCTATATTCCCGCTTAGTCTATCTGGGAAATTAAATCCTAGAGAGTATTGCATGGGGTTGATAGAAGGAGTGTTGAGGGCAACAATGCTCTACATAGTAACTCGGAGCACCTTATTGAAAAGAAATCTAGATCCTGAAATATTATGGGGCTCTGCTTTTGTGAGTTACAAAGCTCTTTCTCGGAATATAGGCTTAATTAATCTGTGGAGAGGATCTGAGTTTGAAAGGTTGTTTCGGAGAGTTCCTCATCGGATATCCCCGCAATATCCTGCTACCAATGATGATATAGGGCATTTGGGCTTAACTTACCTTATGGCTTTAGCTCCTGCATATTTAGCAACCCGCACCCATCGATTGAAGGACGTCGGAGTGTGGATATTTTCTGAACTGAACACCCCAATTGCGATAGCTCGGTTAGGTCTAGCGGGAAGAATGATTGAAGAACTGAGAAGTAGTTACCAAAAAAGGAAGGAGGTAATTCGATCGTGCAGAATGACCTTGTCATTAATTCAGGGACCCGAAGATTCATGGAGCACTGATGACCTTATGAGCCTGTTAACATCATTTCGATTTACAGATCAAGAAATCAGGCACTCATTGAGGGGAATCACTAGATACGATCCTGTTCTTTTCCCCATTCCGAAATTTAGATTAAAGCAAGATGAATGGGGAGAGGAAATTTGCGGCTCTGTCAAATCAATACTCATTGAATATCATAAAGGGCCTTATAATCATCTAGACATCACTATTCCTAGAATTCAAAATCCCTTGATCTCAGGCCTTAGGACATTTCAATGTGCTACAGGCTCCCACTATAAAGTGCGTTCGATTTTAAAGTATTATAATATCAAACCTGTAGATGCATTAGTGGGAGGAGATGGTTCAGGTGGATTAGGAAGTTTGGTGTTAAGAACCTACAAAATGTGCAATATCATATTTAATAGTTTGCTAGATCTAACAGGAGTTGACCTCCGAGGCAGTGACCCCGGGCCCCCATCTGCAATCAATGCCTTTGAAGACTTAAAGGAACGATGTGTCAATTTGCAGACTTGTTGGCAGAATCCGTCTGATTTATCCAGAAGAGAAACATGGGATTATTTCCGGAGTCTCATCAAAAATCATAAGATGTCAATAAATCTGATAATCTTAGATATGGAAGTTAAATCATCCAGCATGATTAGAAAGATCGAACAACAACTTGCCAACTTCTGTGTTACATTATCTGAGGTGACAATCATTTTCAAAACATTTGCTGCCGAATTATTAGGTGCCCCCAATGTACTTACAACAGTGGGCCGGCATTTCAGCAACGTGTACCTAACAACTACTCAGTTCACTTCCTCCCAATCATCAGAAGTTTACGTTGTAATGCAAGGTCTCTATAAGACTATTAACAATCCACACACTCCAATTTTAACTCTGCAAACTTTCCAGAAAATAAGACTACCAGCACTCCAATCAATTGATTCAGAACTCATTAGAGCCTATTCATTGAGCGGGTTGGACATGATGAAAGGGGTTCCTCGACAGTATTTTCCTGATACAGCAGGATCTGTACAATTGCTCTTAGACAGATTAGGATTGAAGGCCAATTACGTCAATAGGGTTACAAAAATTTTATCGGAGCAGAAGAAGAATAATTCCACTTTAGCAAGCTTGGCTTTGATGATTCTCATGGTACATGGATTGATGGATACCATCTCTGGTTATGACACCCAAATGAATCCCCCCTCCAATGGAACGGTGGAGAATATAGGATCAGTGATCATTGGTCATATGCTTTGGTTCGGGTGGGCGTGGAAACATGGACCATTAATCAAGAAAGCTTTGTTCATGATTGAAAAATGTTTTCCTTTCACATGGATCTTGAAATCTGAGAGGTACTCGACGAAAATGTACCACTACAACAGATGTAGCTTAGCTGGTCATAAAGGGGTACAGAAGTATCTACATCTAGATCACAAAATGGCTCTAATAGGTCAAATCATTAGGATATTTGACTCCACCTTTTATCTGGGAGGGATAATGTACGACTCTACAGTACTCAATTCCCATTTACGTCAAGTTGTACGACATCTGACAGTAGAAAAGTTCAATGAAAACACAACTATTCTTGGCTTATATAGTGATGGTATAGATTTAAAGAAATCAGTCCAAGCATCTAAGGGATTCACAGTGACAGCAGTGATAGATAATAGTAAAGGAGACAGGGCATGGATCGAATAAAAAATTGTTGTTTGCTCTCAGTTAAGTACATATTCAGGGATAGATAGAACAGAGGCAGAAAAACTGACAAACATTATTCACAGGATAGGAGGTAGAAAGAATCCATTTTTTTTCTTTGGTGAAATTAATTTGTTTTGTAGGTTTTGTTTGCC